ATTTGTACAAGTCCATGATTTGAACTCCTTATATTATTTATTTAAGTGACGTTATTTTTCCGATCTTAAAAGACTTTTTATTTAAGACGTCTACTAGTCCGAATCAATTAAAATACCTCTATTTTCAAAGAGCAACAATGAAAGTATAATAATTTATATTAATATAATGCAAGTATTATTTAATATAATTAATTATTTATTGTTTTATATTATATATGTATTATAGATTTAATCACTAATTAAATAAAGAGAGGTATTAAAAATGAATAATAATATACTATATGACACAATAACTAATTATGATATAACTATAAATAATGATGGTGATATTGTATTAATAAAGAATAATAAACAAGTTAAATTGTGTGATAATCAAGAAATATTAAATAATATAATAAGAGAGGAAAGTTAAAATGTGTAAAGATTATTTAGACAATGAAAGTATTAATATTTCAAGAGAAATAATTAAATTAGAAAAAGAAATAGAAGACTTACAAGAGCAATTAAAAAGAGCTAATCAAGACTATGATGATTTAATTAATAGTGTTTATATTAAATAGTAACTTGTGATATAAGTGGATATTATATCTTATTATATTTGTTGCGTGTGCATAAGGTTAATAAAGTCACTCATTCAATCACATAACATAGTATATATAGCCACATAATCACCCACATATACAAACACACTCCACAAAATAAAACGCATCGTAAATGGTGCGTTTTTCCTTTTCTCAAATATTATACAATTTTTGATAATAATTATAATTTTAATCAAATTTTCAACCAAATCAACTAAGGCGAAGGGCAATTCAAGGGGGGGTATACACATATAAAAAGACTCACACTCATTCTAAGGTAATTTTTTTGAAAATGGGATTTTTGTGATCTTTGTCAAGAATTTGACAGTAATACTTAGCAATATATCTTTATAAAGGAACTTATTATAAAGTTTAATATATAATATATATAATATATAATATATAATATATAATATAATATATAATATAGAATTTTCCAAATTTTGAAAACAGGAATAAACTGACTTATATTTACCTATGGATTTCAAAGAAATAAAAAACACAAAGCACTATCTGTATGATGATAAGGCAGAGTTTACTTTATCAAATCCTAATCTCCCTGTCCGTCATAACTGGCGTTATGGTGAAGAAGGTGAATGGGTTTTTACAGATGATGGATATGTGTGTCAAATCCTAAGATTGTTAAATATTGCTAAGGATGAAAAGAAGACTGTGCCTTGTGTTCGCACAGTCTGTGGGACATTTTTGGCAAATGATAAAAATAAAGAGATGTTAGGTGAAAATGGTATAGCTGAAAACATATATGCATTCTCTGGAACAAATACAAGTAAAGAAGATTTCAATAAGAGAGGACGTAATTCAAGAGAACTATTATTTGCAAGGTATGTTGCTAGTGGCATTGATGTGACTACTGCATACAAACGTGTTTATCCAAACGCTAAAAAAGACAAATATATCAAAAATCGCACTGAGAAACTCTTAAAAACGGAGACTATTCAAAAAATGGTAAAAAATGAAATTTTAGAAATACTAAAAGAAAACGAGGCAACGCCAGAATACATCATTGAAAGATACAAAACAATTGCAGATATGGCTGAAAACGATACACATAAGCTAAAAGCACTTGATAGCCTTGCAAAGATGTCTGGATTGTTCGATGTAGGTGAAACAAAATCAGAACAAGTTACTGTTTGGGCTGGTTTTTCGCCTGAGCAGCTAAAAGAAGTTAAAAAACATGGAGAACCAGAGCTAATAGCACATGCAGAAAAAAACGAAAACGACTAGAAAACAAAAAAAAGATGATCCTTGTCCAATTTGCGACAAAGAATTGTACTTAGATCATGAATATACACAACGTGTAGGACTTTTAGACGATTTTGATGAGGTTACTGGCTGGATGTGTCCTCATTGCAAGTCTGAGTTTGACGTTGATAACCATTTAACTAAATTTATGGGGAAACCTGGATTAAGAGGAGAGGCATAATGTTAGATTTCAATAATCTTGTAGAAAGAGTTTGTGAAAACGAGGGTTTTGAGAGTAAACCCTACAAATGCTCTGAAGGTGTTTGGACTATAGGGCATGGAATTACATATTTGACTCAAGACGAGTCTTTAAATATTGTAAAAAATCGTATTTACGATAAGCACGAGGGTCTTATCAAGCAATTAGATTGGTATGGTGAATTACCTTCTAATGTTCAAGGTGTTATTTTAGAAATGTGCTTTCAGATAGGTACAAGTGGAATGCTGAAATTTAAAAAAATGATCGGCAATATGAGAATTAAAGAGTGGAAAGCTGCTGCTGAAGAGATGAAAGATTCACTTTGGTACAGGCAAACCAAGAATCGTTGTGAACGCTTAGCCAAGATTGTAGCTGATACTGTAGAGTGAGCAGAAGGGACTTATTACGCCTATTAAATTTATTTGTAGGGTTTTTAAACCTCTACTTTTGGCACATAGGTGGTAATGTCCTCACTTTTTTAATTGGATGTTTGAATATTGGTGTTTATGTATTTGGTAAGAAATAATGATATGGGACAAGCTTATAATAATTCTTCTTGTGATATTCATGGAATACGAGGAAAAAAAGCTAAAGCCAATCCCATATGCAATTGGAATAGGAGATACTTTAATGGTTAGAGTGATAGGTTATGGATTTTGCCCTTCAAATTGCAATATTGATCATTTTCATTTTGGTCACTATGAAGATTATGATTGTAAAACAGAATATTGCATGCATAGGACAATAGAAGAATAATGACAGAGGCACTTACTTTAATTTGGCGTATGGCTATATTAGTTATATTTTATTTTGTATTTAGAGAGATATATTATATTTCAGAGTTATTATCTGCATATGTTAGAATGTTAATGAGCTCTGGTGTTATTTAATGGCAAATTTAAACTTACATGGTGATGTTTCAAAGAATGAAGAGTTATTAGCTAATGCTTATAAAGATTTAATTGTTTTTGGGAAACTATTCTCTCCTCAGGACTTCCTTGCTTCTGCAACTCCTGGTTTTCATGTAGAGGTAGGGAAGCTCCTACTTGATAAAGATATACAGCAATTAGGTCTTGTATTACCACGTGACCATGCTAAATCTACCTTAGCAGCTACTGCAATCCTTCATCGCTTTCTGTTTGCAACAAAAGATAGACCTGAATTTATTGCATGGATAGGTGAGGCACAAGATCAAGCAATAGATAATTTAAATTGGGTAATGAATCATATTGAGCTCAATCCAGCCATAGATTATTACTTTGGAGACTTGCAAGGGAACAAATGGACTAAATCAGAGTTTACGTTAACGAATGGGTGCAGAATGATAGCGAAAGGTGCAAACCAGAGATTACGTGGTAAAAAGCAGTTATCTACTCGTTTTACTGGTATGGTACTAGATGATTTTGAATCTGAGTTAAATACAAAGACACCTGAGGCAAGATTACAAATTAAAAACTGGGTAACTGCAGCTGTGTTTCCAGCGATCGACTTCGACAAGAATGGTTTCTTATGGTGTAATGGTACAATTGTCCATTGGGATTCCTTCTTAAATGGGTTGGTCACAGGGTGGAGGGATGCTCGCAAGAGTGGGGAAGCATATTCTTGGGAAGTATATACCCAAAAAGCCATTGAAGATGGTCAGCCTATCTGGCCTTCTCGCTGGCCATTAAACAAATTAGAGGAACGTAAGCAATTTTACATTGATAGTGGAACTCCTGCAAAGTTCTATCAGGAGTATATGAATCAAGCAAAATCACCAGAAGATCAGATTTTTGCTGAGGAAGATATAAATGGAGCACTTTATAGGGGGAATATTAGATTTGAAGAAGAATCAGGAAGTTGGTATATCAAGTTTGACGATGGACACACCGAATATGTCAATATTTACATTGGTGTTGATCCAGCTTCAACTGTTGCTAGTAGGAACGATTATAGCGTTATTATGGTTCTGGGCGTTACTGCAGAATATGATTACTATGTTATTGAGTATTGGCGTGAAAGAGTCCTCCCCATGGAATGTGCTGACAAGATTTTTGAAATACTTAAAAGGTACGATCCAGTAAGAAGGGTTAATATTGAAACGATTGCATATCAGGAAATGCTTAGAGACTATGTTCAAAAGAGAAGTAAGAGAGAAGGATTGTTCGTGCCTGGAATTGAACAAGGAATTAAAGGATATACCCAAAAGAAGAAAGACAGATTGTTCGAAGGATTACAACCTATGTTCAAGGCTGGGGCTGTACATCTTAAGAAAGTTCACCATGAGTTTATTGGCGAACTACTTGATTTTCCAAAAGGCTCTCATGATGATACTATTGATGCTTTTTGGTTAGCCACTCAATATGCTAAGGGAAATCCCAAGGCAGGAAATAAAAACAAGGAGAAACAGAAAGATGGGACGTATAGGTCTGCAAGGAAGATGTATGATTGGATTACTGGCAAACGTATCTAATTTGCATATAATACTCATTTTTCAGTAAATTTAACATATGATTCCACAAAATAAAGTAGCAGAAGAGATAAAAGAGCGTTGGGACAGATGGTATAATGCCAGAACTGATTGGGATACCCAAGCTAGAGAAGATATAGATTTCTATCTCGGCAACCATTTTTCAGATAGAGAGGCAAGAGAATTGTCCGAGAGAAATCAAATGGGGTTACCCATTGATAGATTATATGCAGCTATTGAGCAGTTCAAGGCAATTATCACTTCTAAGCCACCAAAATTTTCTGCCATAGGCAGAGAGGATTCTGATAATAAGTTGGCAAATGTTTGGAAAACTATACTTGAATATGTGTGGGATAACTCTGATGGTGATGAAGTATTCACC